GATGTAACAGACTCAGTAATACCTTGCGTTCCAGATACATAAGTTGCATCTGGAACATCAGCAGCTGTGATAGGTTCTGTAACATCCTCTTCAGGTTGACCAGTAACATATGTAGCATCAGTTGTTTCTGCTGCAGTAACGGATTCACTAATTGCATCATTCGCAATCCTAAAACCAGTAAGACTATCAGAGAGCGTAATAGTTTCTGATTGCTCCTGTGTTGCTGTGATCATTGTAGCAGAAATTGATTCGCTTGAAGTAATAGTTTCAGCAATATCTTGAGATGTGTTTACAACAACATCACTTGTAGCTGTAATTAAATTATTAATCGAGCTAGAAATATTGACTCTGGCGAAAAGTTCAGTTCCTACAGGATGTATCAGATTTTTTACAAGTTTTTTATAAGTCTTCAGTAATTGTGTGCTTTGAATTTCATATGAAAATTCTTGATAATAAAAGTTGTCTTGTAGTTTTTTGTCCCAACTTAACCAACCACGGGTATCAGTATAACCACCTGGATATTCAATAATACCGCTTACTGTTGGCAATCCAGTTGCGTTTTGTGCAGATCGTGTAATATTAGTTATAGTTACATCTTGCCCTTTACGATAACTTGTCCCCAAATTAATCACAGACGCATCAACAATCGAACCCGTTGTATATCTGGATTGTATATCAGCGTTGTCACCTTTAATACCACCACCGCCATCTGATATGTTTTGAATTGCTACAGGATAATAGATAACAGAAGTTGTAGGCAAAGATGAATCATATCCAGTTCCAAAGTTTGTTGTTGTAACAGTTGCTATGGAACCCGTAAGAACATTAGCGTAAGAAAATGATGCATTTAAATACGAAGAGACATTTGAACTTGCTAAGTTTGCACTAACTGAAGTTGTGTTTGCTCCTAATGAAACAAATGTTGGACCTGTATTCAACACTACAGGAGCCATAGGTTCAATAATATCTTCGGCGATTTCGATTAGTTCAGTATTATTTAAACTTGTAACTTCCCAAAATGCTCCAGTGCCAGAACCACCCGTTACAGTAACAGTTGAATTTAACGCATAACCAGAACCACCATCAACAACATAAAACTCAACTGAATTATCGTCTGTTACTTCTAATACACGCCCGGTTGCACCAGAACCTGATGCTGATGTATATGTGATACTATCACCAACTTGATGCCTAGCACCACCATCAGTAATTGTTATATCTTGTAATGGACCACTTGTGTTGTAAATGGTTGCGGTAATACTTGAGTCTGAGTTTCGTATTACTTCGCCATCAGCAAAAGTTCCATTGATACTCGTTAAGAAAAGTTCTTCAATAGGAATACCAAATTCTACTGCGCCGATAATTCGATCCACATAACCTGTAGCGCCAGATGTTACCCCTGTAATTTTAAAACCAACTAGATTAGCAATTGTGCCTGTTTTAGGATCTCCAACTCGAACTGAAGACTCTTTAACCCAGTTACCATCAGAAGCACGGAGAATATCTTCGCCAGGATAATAAAAATCAATTTCTTCATTGTATAACAATCTAAACAAAAGACGGTAAGAAAGTTCATCGCCCTTTGAACGGTATAAGTCCTTGATTTGTTTTGATAATTTTGTCTTGTCTGTTAAAACCGAACGAGGTAGTGAACTCATGATTTCACGATGGAAATATTCAAAGTACTTGTCGTAAGTATTATCGAGGTCTTGATAGTTTAGCAGATTCTTAGAAACTTCGATTGCGTTGTTTGATTGTTCAAGCCACTGATAGTATGCTTTTACAAACGCAACAAGATTCGGACCTTCGTCGCGAACGAAGTCTGGAAACTGTTGCTCTACAACATTCGATGTTTTTTTAGATGTAGCCATGTTTAATATACAATCGAGTTAATACCTGTTTCTACTGTATCAGTAGTAACGCCTGTTGTAGTAGCAGTAACTGTTGCAGCCACGAGTTGATTCGTTGCTTCGTCCGTGACACTTACGCCAGCGCCAGAAATAAGTAGAATCTGATTACGTACAGCGTTGACATCTAGTTCTCTTGGTTCAGCAAAAATACTGAGATATGTACCTGAATATGCAGAAATATTGAAACCAAGCAGAGTTACGACACCAGTTTCATAATTTACTGTACCAGCAGTTGATGTTAGATATGTTCTAACGTTAGATGTATTGAAATAATAAACGCGAATATTTCCTGCACCATCATCGTCTAGATAACAAGTTCTGCCTTGATACGTAAACGAAGATGAACGAATCGTGTACTGATGCCCACTATGAGGTGCATATAACTTATTATTGAAAACAATCGTATAGTTAATCGCAGTACCCGTTGTCGGAATAAATCTCTTCTCGATTTCGAGTGTAATATTATTCCCAGTGATTGCAGTATTTGAATCGTCGATTGCTTCAACGAACTTAGAGTATCTGAACTTATTGGCTTCAAAGGTGCCGAGATTATTCGTTTCGTAACTTACAATCGCTGCTAAAGCATTTTGTTGAATCGTTGAAGCTGAATCAGTAGTGTTGTCTGAATTGTAGAATACTTTAATTGTAGGTACGACATATAAGAAGAAAGCATCGACAAACTCAATCTCTGTTGTGACGACGTTGTACTTCTTGAGTTCAGTTTTCAGTGTATTTTTTCTATCAGCTGTGATAACAGCACCAGATGTTGGTTTGACTGAAACGTAAACTTTACCGTAGATGGGAGGATCATTTTCTTCACCACCCCACACATTTACAGATGAAAAATCGCCGTTGTCGCGAAGAATGATTCTTTTGTAGTCCTCTGCCGTTACAGCGCGATTCTGAGTCTCAAAGTTTTTTGGTGCATTGAACTTAATAGAATCAATCGTCTCTACTGCTGCTCCACCAGAAGTTGAACCATTTACAGTAACAGTAAAAGTAGAAGAACCACCTAATGTGTTTGGATTTGTAAACGTAGAAATATCGTTACCAACTGTGCCATTGCAAACACGATATTCAATGATTACAATGTTACCATTCGTGAGTGCTTTACCTAGAACCCCATCGCCGAAATAGAGTTCATACTCTTGATCTTCTGATTCTTGTAAAAAGTAAACAGTTGATGTTGCTGAAACTTCCGTCAAATCAGTTGCTAGTGTATATGTTGTCGTTGTCAGATCAACTGCTGATTCTTGAACAGTAACTTTAATTGAAGTTGTATCAGCATTAGCATTCGGCAAAAGATACTTAACTGGATTCGCAGTTGAAACTGTATATCTCTGAGTAAGAGGGCGACCCTCTGTAATTGTAATCGTGCCTGAATAACTAGCATCTGATGTAAGTATGTAATCTTGTGGTGTTACGAAAATGTATTCTTCACCATCAACGGTTGCTGTAAACTCGCTGTTTTTTGATACTGTTACAGAAGCTGGTGAGCCTGATGGTGTAATTGCAACTGTCAAAGTAGTTGAAGCGCCTCGTGCTGATCTTGGCGTATAACTCAACATCTTTGCTCTTGACACAACACTATCACGAAGCTGAGCAGAGTCAAGAAACATTTCGTTGCCGACCATGCTTGAATAGAATGCGTTTTGATATGTGTTATAAGATAGCAAATCAAGCAGTATATTAATTGTTGAACCTTCAAAGTTATAGTCTGAAAACTCTGACCTACTTGAAAGGTAATTCTTCAGAGACTGTTTAATGTCATCAAAATCTAATTCAGTAACACTGATAGTTGAGGTTGCCATTATCGAACTCTCTCTAATAATACGTTTACGGCGATAGGTTCAGAACTGTTTCGAAGTCTAAAAATGATTGTAACGTTGAGTGAATTTAAATCTTCGTTTGAATTTACTATGACATCATCTACAATTGCTCTTGGTTCATAATTTTTCAGCGCTTGTCTGATATTTTTCGAAACATTGTATTCTGTAATAGGAGTCATATTCTCAAATAACTGAGAGGTTACATCTCCTCCAAAAAAAGGATTATATGGTCTTTCATAAAAGTTTGTGAGAACGATGTTCTTTACACTTTGTTTAATAGCATCAGCATTCGTCAATAACTTCACATTACCAGTTACAGGATGTGCGTTAAAACTGAGTGGTATGTCATTAAATACAGTTTCGCTAATTTGAGGCATCATCTTACCCTGTTTTTGTATTATTTATAATGACTAATCTAAGCATTTGTTGTTATTCCAGTCAAATTTAACACAAGGGGCTTTACTAGCAATCGCAGCAGAAACAGACGCTGGTTCCCCTCCACCTTCACCACCATTACAAAAAACATTACCCGATGCTGATTTTGCAGCGTTCGGAACCCAACTACCATGCCCACCCGTAGCATCCCCTAAACGATGAACTGCGATGTTATTTACAAAAACATTCGGACTTCCTTGTGCTGCTGGATCACCACACGCCGTAGTGTCACCTATACGAACTACAGCTGCTCCATTTACAAAAACATTCGGAGAGCCAACCACATATTTCGTTGCATGAAATGGATTAGGCGTAGGACTAGCATGACCTATGTGACTATCTAATCCTAGACGAACGACACCAGGCATACTAAGTATCCTTGTTGAAGTCTATTCGTTTTGCTGTAATATCAATATTACCATCAACCTTCCAAGTTACATCGCCTTTAGCATATTGATAAATGTTATTCGCGTTTATTACAACATCTCCATTTGGATAAATTTCTAAAAAAGTACCAGATTTATGATAAATGTGAACACGCTCAGATCCTGGACTATCATCAAACTCTATTAGATGACCTGACTCAGAACGATAGGTATGATTTTTTGGATACACTGCTGCGTATGGATCAGCAGGAAATCCATCGGGGAGAGTTTTCGTTATGTTATTTGTTCCACGTGCTCTTTGATCAACGTCTGGTTCGTTTAATCTGTTAGGATATGTTCCATTCGGATCATTGAAACCCTTTGTTGTATCTACAGCCTGTGTAGGTATGCCAGCTATTGAACCCATAATGATAGGTCGTTGTGCGTCTTTACCATCCATAAAGAAACCAACAACCCATGAACCTTCTACGAGTCCAGTAGGCGAACGACCGATATCACCCATCGCTGCTGAAGTTATTGGTTGCATGGGTTGCGCCCATGGTAAATCTTCTGTCGGGACTTGATTCTTTACTTCTGTATGCCATCCATAACATCTCACACGCACGCGACCGAGTTGTAGTGGATCATTGCGATCTTCTACAACTCCAAAAAACCAAACAAATTCTTCGCCTAAATTTTTCATTACTCTACCTCAATCGCCTTTTGCGCGTAAGTATCTTTCACACATTCAAAAAGAGTAAAGAAGACGTTATCTTCTTTTTGATAGGTGTGACGAATAGTAGTAATTAAGAAACGATTTCCATATAACAAATTTTCTTTTTTAAGAAAATCTTCATTTTGAGTTGATTGTAAAATGTGAATGTTTACGATCTGACCAATCTCAAGATTTACATTGCCTGGTACTGCTACATTTAAAACTATGTTGTTCAACTTTATTCTAGATGCTAAATCATATTTCATTTTCTTATGAAGCAATCGAGGATTTTTAATTTGTGAATCAGTTTCAACAGCATTTCTTAGATATGAAAATTGATTATAATTTTCGCCTATGTTAGATAGAATATAGTATTCAGCTGGAGTACCTGCATCTTTAGTTAAAAAGGAATCATCTGCTATTAAATATGACGAGTCAAAAGATTTTTTATCTTGTTCAATATGAGACATTTTTGAGAAGTCTCTACTATATAAAAAGTTATCTGTTGTAAATTTTTTAAGTATAGGATCTATTGATTTAATTTTATTGGAATATAATCCAGCGTTTATATTCTTCAAAGTATTAAATTGATTTACAAAATCTAAATTGTTAATCTTTTGATAATCATGAATTTTTTCTCCAGCAACAGTATTCTCTTGTTCTGCCGATGCTTCATGAAAATAGAAATCATCTACTGCATTGGCTGTTAACAAACTGTCAAAAGTTTGAAAATACCACCCATTTTCTCTTTGAAAGAATACAAAATTTGATGATTTGCTCAACTCGTTTTTCGAAATCGCCTCAGTGCAAAGATAATCAATCGCATCATATGGTTTTTTACCATTAAAAATAACTGATGTGCTATTCAGAGTGTCTGATATAATCAGTTCTCTTTCTCTTTTTTCTATGATGGCTTCAGAATCATTGGGCTTTAGAAAGTTGTTGTAAATTCTCTTAATAACCGTCGAAATAGGTAAGTTTGCATATGATTTGTCGATTACCTTTCTCTCGTTGTTTATGATTTCATGAGAAGCGCCATGAATTACATAACCCTCAGCTCTTTGTTCAAATTTCTTTCGATCAGTGATTGAATAAATTTGAAAAATGTACTTGAGAGTTCTTTTCTCTGTTGGAGTAGTAAATGAAATATAAAAAGTTTCGTTTCCAATGATTGGCACTAACTCAATTAAACCATTTGAGTCGATCACAAATAATTCACACCTGATACCCTTATTGTAGATATCGTGATAGATGCTTACCTCTAACACGACATCGCGAATATCAAGTTCTTTTCCTTTATGATTTAAGAGAACGCATGACTCAAGTTTTATAACATTTGGTCTGTACGTTTCAGTGGTTTGTGATTGAGTCATTAGTCAAAAATACTTTTTGTTTCATTTAACAACTTTGTAATGTAATCTTTATGAAGCACTTTAATAGTTCTCTTTGAATCATTGAGATCTACTTCATAATCATAGTTTGATACTTCTCTTTTTTCAGAAGCAGAAAGACCGGCATACGTAGTAGAGTCAACTTCAATTTTCTTTTCTTTGATTATAGTTCCATCAGATAACTTTGAAGATGATTGATAAATCCATTCATAATGATGGACTGTATTCATAGCTGATTCTATAGAACCATATTTGTTAGCTACAAAGTTTACAAAATCTTGATAGTTTAAAGGTAAATCATATACAGGATCTAAGATATCGTTTGTAATAAACAAAACCCAATCAAGCGTAGAATCCCCATAATATCTATCAGCTATATATTGAACTGTTTGCCCTTCTCTGATATCATGAGTGTAGTAAAGAGCTGTATTATTTTTCAACGCTTCTAATAACTTAAATCTGACAAGAGGATTCTGTATAGTTCTAATAGTTCCATTTCTCTGAAGATCGTAATCTATAGTAGGGAAATTTTCAAAAAAGTGTGGCATTCGAATTACCTATTTTGACTCTTGATGGTTTCTTTCGTAATAACAGCAACTTCTTGGAAAGTAGCATCGATACTAACTGACACTGGAGCTTTTGTGTTATTAATGTTGTGATATAATGGTTGACCTTCAGCGTGATAAGTTGCCTGAAATGATGTTAATACAGATGGACCAATGTTAAAAAGATAATCTTCATATCGAAAATCAATTTCAAATTGTTCTGGATATGAAAAGAAATACTGATTAGATGGAATACCAGGAGAAGAATGATATTTGAAAAGATGTATTATATCTTTGATTTTTTCTTGTTCGTCAACATTTTTAGGTAGTAACTTCCACGTAAACTGATGAGTTCTGAATTGAGGTGAGTCATATAACATTGCCATATAGGGATTTCTAGCAAGACCAGCTCCTGCTATAGCTCCTTTAAGTGCTTGTCCTGCTGCAGCTCCTGTTAACGCGCCGAGACTGCCGCCGATTTTTGCACCTATTAAAGCTCCTAAGTTTTCTTCAGCTGCTTGTAATCCATAATATTGAGCGACGGATTTGAAATCAATATCTGTAACTTTATCAATAAGCGATTGAAGATTTCCAGCGGCACCAGCGGCACCGACGGCGGCTCCTGCAAGACCAGCAACACCAATTCCTTCACTGTTATATGATTGAGTATACTGAGTTGCTAAATTTAAAGGTATTGGAAGAAAAATTCTAGCTACATCATTTTTCAAAGGAAAATCATTTTTTCTACGAAATTCTTGCTTGTTAATACGAAAAGCCATCCAATGTTCAACTTCTTCGATATTATTCGGAAAAGAATATGTGTCTACGTTACCAGGGTTTTGTAGAGCTGACTCTAAATCCCCTCTATCTGGACGAGCTTGGTTTCTTTCTTCGTTGATTCTCCAAGAGTCTATAGCCATCGAATAAATATCCTTTTAAGCAGCATTTATATTATTTATAATGAAAACTCTCAAAGGTCGTTACAGACCCACAAACCCCACAAAATACATGGGTGACCCTACGAATATCATCTATCGTAGTTCGTGGGAACTAAAGTTTATGAAATGGTGCGACTTTCGCGAAGATGTTGTTCAGTGGCAATCAGAAGAGTTTTGTATTCCATACAAACATCCTTTAGATGGAAAAGTCCATCGTTATTTTCCCGACTTTCTCATTAAAGTAAAAAATAATAACGGTATCATAGAGACTTTAGTTATTGAAGTCAAACCCGCGAATCAGACGAAAGAGCCTAAACCTCAGAAGAATAAAACGAGGAGATATCTAAACGAAGTTAAGACATATGCAGTAAATCGATACAAGTGGGACTATGCTAAAGTTTGGTGTGAGAATCGTGGTTATCGTTTCATAATAGTCACTGAGAATGAACTATTCGGAAGAAGAAACATTTGAATTCATTATAAATAATGAAAAGGGGCACCAATGACCGCATATGTTTTTGATAGATTGTTAACTCAGGGAGTAAGAGCAGGAAAGATACCAGCTAGAACTCGTCAATCTCGTGATTGGTTTAGAGAAAAAGCAGCGTCTACTCGTATTACGCCAAATCGACTTGTGAGTGAAGCAGGTAAGAAAGAGGGTGGTAGTGCGTTAACGAATAAAATACTTCCTGGGCGCATGTATGCTTTCTTCTATAATCCTAAACATCGTGCGACGTTGCCATACTATGATAGATTTCCATTAATTTTTATGGTAAGCAAAACGGAAGATGGTTTTTATGGTATTAACTTACACTATTTACCACCAGAATTGCGTGCAAGATTAATGGATGCATTATACGATTTGACTAACAACAAGAAATTCGATGAGACAACTAAACTTCGCATGAGTTATGATATATTGAAACAGGCAACAAAATTTCGCTGGTTCAAACCTACATTTAAAAGATATCTAACTAATCATGTGAACGGACGTTTTGTTTATATAGATTCTGTAGAGTGGGATATGGCGTTATTTCTACCGACTGAGCGATTCGTGAAAGCAAACAAATCTGCTGTCTGGAAAGACAGTCGTAGAATTATTCGAGGACGATAATGGCTTTTAACATTAACGATTTTACTACTGAACTGAGTAAAAATGGACTTGCTAAAACCAGCAATTTTAAAGTTGTAATGTCAGGAGAACCCCTTAAAGATATCTTCCCAGACGCTGGCAGAGATTTTTCTTTTCGTATTGAAAGCGTAGATTTCCCAGGCAGGTCAATACCCTCTTTAGATTATAAGGATTATGGAGCGCCATATAAAATTGGGGGATTAGCAAATTACATTGAAATTACTTTCGTTATAATTTGTAGTTCTGATCTTCGCGAGAGAGAATTCTTTATGCGTTGGCAAGACTTGATAACGGGTAATCATAGACAAGGCAAAAAAAGAGATTTTGATATTGGTTACTATGACGAATATGTTTGTAAAAAAGGATTTGAGATATCTCAATATGATGATATTGGAAATGAAACGTACAAAATCTCTCTAATTGATTCATATCCCACGTTAATTGGCGCATTATCGGGAAGTTGGGCAACTACCGACATACAAAAAATGACTGTCACAATGACATACAGGTATTTCGAAGAAAAGGCTATACCAAGTCTTCCAAGTTCTTCTTCGAATAGAATACCAAAATTACCAAAAGTTAATTTGCCAACCAAGTTCCCTGATATTGATATTGCTTCAAAAGTTCCATTTCCCAAATTACCAAGAATTCCACAAATACCAAAGGTTAATTTACCCAGAATAGAAAACACTAAAAACGAAATAAGCAAAGTTAAGAATGTTTTTAATAGATAGTGAGGTTATATTATGGCATTGCCACAACTGACTACACCTGAATATGATATAGTTATTCCGTCAACGCAAGAAAAAATTAAGTTTAGACCTTTCTTGGTTAAAGAGGAGAAAATACTTTATTTTGCGCTAGAAGGACGAGATGAGTCGCAGGTTTATGATTCTATTGTTAAGATTTTAGAATCATGTATTTTGACGCCAAACATCAATGTAAATAAGTTTACTTCATATGATTTAGAGTATCTTTTTCTGAAGTTAAGGTCTAAGTCTGTCAGTGAGATTATCAATATTAACTTGAAACACGCTGATTCATCAGAGTGTCAAGCATCTACTTCGGTGCAGATTAACATTGATGACGTCAATATAAAGTTTAACGAAGAACATGTGAATGTAATTGAAATAGGCAATGGTATTGGAATTAAAATGAAAGACCCAGATGCCGCTGATATCATGAAATTAAATAATAATTTACCAGAAATAGATCGTTTATTAGAAGTACTATACAGATGTGTTGATTTTGTATATGATGAAAAAGAAACATATGACGATTTTTCTAGAGAAGAATTCAATGAGTTTATTGACAAGATGAGCCAGGGGCAATTTCAAAAAGTTGTAAAGTTCTTTGAAACTATGCCGAAGGTATCACATGAAGTTAGTTATACTTGTAAAGAATGTGGAAAAGAAGAAACAGTTGTAATTGAGGGCATGCAAAGTTTTTTTACCTAAGCCTCAGTCATGATAACTTGTATAACATGTACAGAGTAAATTTTAACATGATGCAGCATCATAATTATAGTTTGACTGAGTTGGAAAATATGATGCCCTTTGAAAGAGAAATTTATGTTCAATTGTTGATGCAATATATTAAAGAAGAAAACGAACGATTGCAGCAGGAAAAAATGTAATGGCACTACCTAATCCTAATCCTAATCCTAATGAACAATCCATTTCTGGTAAATTACCGGTACCGAGTAGTTCAGAATCAGGAAAAAACTTATCTTCTATAGATGAGAAATTTTCAGTTTTAATTTCATTGAATAAACAGTTGCTTCAATCACAAAAAAGTTTTATTGAAATATTGATGAATTTTATAGACAGCAAAAAAGAAGAAGGAGATCCAAATAAAGATACTGCTGGAGGTGTAGCTGGAAAAGATAGTTTATTTGATAGTTTGAAAGAATCTCTTGGAGGTTTCAGATTTGGCGATCTTTTATTTGCAGCTTTAGCGGCTTGGGCTACAGGTTTAGATGATTTTCTTCAAATTAAATTATTACCGAGGATTATGAAGGTAATATCAAAACCATTTTTGGGTTTTGGTAAAATGTTAGACTCTCTTTTTACAAATATTTACGAAAACGTGATACGCGTAACTGGTTCTATAAAAGAAACTTTTGGTAAAATTACTGGTGCAATAAAAGAAGGACCGTTTGCTAAAGTATTTGGCGCAATAGGAAAATTCTTCAAATCAATCGTGACTCCTCTATTGCCAATAGTTAAATTAATAGCAAGATTGTCAGGAGTCGGGACCATTCTTTTTGCAATCTTTGATTTCTTTAAAGGTTTTATGGCAGGGTTCAAAGAGGGAGGAGTACTTGAAGGAATTAAAGAAGGGATTTATGAAATAATCCGTGGCTTTGTGACAAAACCTCTCGATCTACTTAAAGATTTATTTGCTTGGGCTGCCGAAAAACTGGGGTTTGAAAGTTTCGCAGAAACTCTTAATTCGTTTTCATTCACTGACTTATTCAATAAAATGGTAGAAAAAGTCGAAGAAATTATTTCTGGAATAGCAAATTGGTTTAAAGCTCTGTTTGCAGACCCAAAAGAAACACTTGAAAAACTGGTTGGAGATACGATTGAATGGATTACTAATTTCTCAACCAAAGCTTATGAGAAATATATTGAACCTGCTATAACCTGGGTAACAGAAAAGTTTTCAACTGTTTCTGATTCGATCGAAAGTCTGGTTGGAGATAAGTTTGATTGGATTACCAATTTCCCAACCAAAGTTTATGAGAAATATATTGAACCAGTTGTAGACTGGGCGAAGAAATTATTCTCTTCTGAGGATGAAAAACCGGAGGATGTAGGAAAACTATCATTAGGGGATTCATTTTCTGATGTCAAAGGCATGTTTGACGATTTCAGTATAACTGATATTACGAAAAACATTTTAGCAACTGTTGGTGAAAAGATAAACAATGTTTTTCAATGGTTAGCAGAAAAAGTTAATGCGATTAAATTGTTAGGACCAAAACTTTCTCCAATAATGGCAGACGCGGGCATCACAGCTGGTTCATTTTTTGGTGCAAAAAACTTAAAAAGATTTTCAGCTGATGCTGAAGGAAATAGAGTTCTAGATGAAAGTACGATTGAAGCTCCTCCTCCTGATAGCGCTAGTTTAGAAAGTAGTACTAGACAAATGTCTCAATTTAGAGAAGCGAGCGCAGCAAGTTCATCTGTAATCATCAATAATAATGGTGGTAATACTCAACAAAACAACGTTAGCAAAACGACACATACAGGAGGCAGCCCTAACGTTAGAGTAGATCAAGTAGGTGCTGCTTATGCTGGTTGATAAAAAAAGAGGGGACCGAAGTCCCCTCTTCCAACCCATCTTCTATGGATTTTAGTCGTCTTCAGCGAGTTGCTTGAAAAAATCAAGACTGTCATCACCAGACGACTCTTCGCTCTCCATTACAGGAGCGGCAGCTCGACGAGGTTCAGAAGGAAAGTCCTCCTCGCCGAGTTCTTCAGCAGTGCTTGACACTGCGGAAGCTCCAAGTACACGATTGAGTCGAGCCTGCAACTCGGCATATGACTTGAAGTTCTTACGATCTAGAAACTCCTGAAGAGAATATTGAGTTGACCAGATCTTTTCGAGTTCATCGTCATCATCGGCAAGAGCACTTGGAGAATCAAATTCAGACTTATCATAGTTACGATAACCTTCAACATTGCGAATCTTCATCTTGAAGTTTGCGCCTTCCCAGAAGTCAAAAGGATTGACTGTTTCTTCATCCTCAAACTCTGGATTCATCTGATCATTCAGCTTATCGAAGATCTTCTTACCAAACTTGTATAGGAATACCTTACCCTCGTTCTCAGGATGAGAAGGATCCTTTACAACATAGATGTTTGAGATATAACTTAGGCGACGCTTCTGCTTACGAGCCTGTTCCTTACCAGCTTCATCACCACGATTCCATAACGTTGAGTTATACTCACCGCATGGGTCATTTTCGTTAAGAGTGGTAAGTGAGTTCTCAATGTACCATCCACCTGGACCCTGGAAACCGTGAGAGAAAATTCGCACCCAAGGAAGGTCTTCACCCTTGGGAGAAGGAAGGAAACGAATCACTGCATATCCGTTACCTGCCTTATCAACTTCTGGCTGCCAAAAACGATTGTCAGCAGAACCTTGATTGTTACTTTGAACCTTATTTGTCTCTTCCCGTAGTTTATCGGTTAGAGACTTACGTGAACGCTTGAGTTCAGAAAAGGATGTATTCATTTATATTTCTCCGTATGTTTTAATATGTTTTGTATTTCGTCTTGTCCACACTACTCATCATATAGTAGTTTATTTATACCCTATCCTAACAAATAAGTAAATACTTTTTTCTATCTTTGTTAATACTCCTCGTGAATGAAATTTTCAATACTGTCATTTCTTGCAATGTGGTTAATTTTACCTCGAAGTATATAGTTTTCCATGGTGAGCTTCTTGACCAGATTTCTCAACTCTCGCAGTTCTCCTTCATATCTCTCAATTTCCTTGTTCACTGAATATCTCCTTTACGATCTTTCTCATTTCCATCTTGTTAAACTTCACAAAACTCTTATACTTATTCGCACGCATGCGAGTTTCCTCCCAAACGACGTCGTTTAGTTCTTTATTCCAATAACGGGTAAAGTGTAGTATGTCATCCAGTATGATGAATGACTCTAACGTAATCTTCTTTTGAAGAAGAAGTTTAAGTAGCGGTGGATGACCTTGCTGTACTAATAGGAGATCATTATACGGTACATGGCGTATACCGCAATAATCATGAATAGTAAGCAAGTCGCTACGAAACACGTAACTAAGAGACTCATTTCTTTTCTTCCATTCAACGTAGTTATTTTCACTCTCTTGCGAGAGCAAATTACCAATCCACATATCACTCAGAATAAAGTTACTCACGAAATAATTAATCAGTTCATTTCGCTCGTACTTCTTCGAAAGTTTACGGAAGAAGAAACGATCTTTTCTTTTCAAGAACGAATTCGTATTTGCCTTTACATTACCACTATACTTAAAAAAATCATAGTCGCCTGTGAAGTGTTGCTTCAAAGCTAGATATATCTTATAAGCATCAAAACCTTCATTCACGTCGTACATAATCATATTGGCAGCTTGTTATTCTTCTCTTTTAAAAGATTTAACTCGCTTGCCTCATACTCTAAGGTCTTCTTTATCTTTGTATTTATAAGTTTTGCTGCGGTTTCAACTTCAATGTTGTTCGTTTCGCAGTAATGGACGATTGCGTCCAGATAAGAAATCTGCTTCTCAACTACAAGTTTCTCGACGTTCATTGATAGGTCTTTTAGAGACATTAATCCCACCTGTAAAAAATATGATCTTCAATTCGAATAGTTTTGGTCTTTGTAGACGCCCATGCAGGTTGAACATAATGAGCATGATAGTGAGTCGCGCCTTTTGTAAAGTCTGGAACGAATCGATTGTGTATCATCTTAGATAGATAGTAAATCGCTTCATATTCTTCGTAGTTATGAATCTTATCAGACTTACCATCACAATACCAACTAAACTGGCATCGATGTCGAATCGGAATCAGTTCACCTGTTCCTTTCCATGAGGGTCTATGAGGACCTTCCGTCACAACTTCGCAGATGGTGTTGGGAAAGCGACTATCATCAACACGATTGATCGTCACTAATCCAACAGCCATTTTACCTGCTACAGACTGATTTCTAGCCTCATGATATATGTTGGCAGCGAGACATGAGATTTCAGCATCAGATGCTTCTGTCTCAGGAGTATATACCAACAATAAGGCGAAGAGCGCTATTGTAATTTCATTCATCATAATATAATTATATTACTATCAAATGATGCAAAAGTAAACTACTTTTTGCCCTGACCGCGATACTTCTTATAGTTTCTTCGTTTTGCCTTATTCATCATCGCCTTTGAGATCATTGAGTTATTGCCACCAATACTCGTCTTTTTTCGAACCTTAGATACCTCAACAATCGACGTACCAATACCAGTCTTTTTTGCCATTATCAATCCTATTTCTTATCAGTGATGAATGATTGTAGTTTCTCTGCTTGAGCAACGATTTCTTCAGGCGTGAACATCTTAGGAAGATATTTTTCAACGTCCTTATAGAGATCTCTGTTCGTCTCCATTGCCTTATTCATTGCTTCCCATGCCATAATTGAAGCCTGTTCATATTGACGATCAAGCATATCCTTAGACATCGAGAGTAAGTCGAAACGAATTTCGTAGGGATTCTTAACCATAATGTTTTCTCCTGTGTGTGTATGTGTAGTGTGGGAGACTAACCGTGGTCTCCCGCGTGTGTATTACGTCACAACCCGTGGCGCGTCCGAAGTCGATATACGCCAATCAATCCGGTGGTGGGTTTTCTGTTGCTAGGAAACCCACCGAACCCCAGATGACTATGCTGCTAGAGCAAAGTCCTCAATGTGATTGTCATTTGCTGCGACATCTACAGTTTTTGACCTATTAGGCGGTCAGCCCTGTGACTCCGATTTCCTATTCACTACCAGTCGATCCTAATCTACCCCGAAATTGATAGGGAAAGATTTGGTGGAGTAGGCGGGAATCGCACCCGCGTCCTGTCTAGCTTTGAGTCCTCCTCAACGTCACACTCTATATATTAAATCCTTCATGTAAAAAAGTCAATGGATTTATTGAGATTTGAGTATCGTAACAACACCCCATGCAATAGCTGCCCAACAAACAAGATTCATTGGAATGACAGCGGATAGGAATAGACCAACAACACCAACTGCGATAAGTGCTCCACCATCCCAGGAAGTGCGTTCCTTTACTCTATTTTTAACCCATTGTAGCATTTTTACTACCTCTTTTTTTGTTAAAAAATATCGCTCATGAAGGCGATATTTTATTTATATCCCAGACTCGAACCCCGACTTGATCCTCGACTTGATCCCAGACTTGATCCCTGACTTGATCACATACTTGGTCCCAGACTTGAACCCTGACTTGGTCCCAGACTTGAACCCTAACTTGACGCGTGACTTGAGCCCTGACTTGAGCCCAGACTTGATCCTCGACTTGATACCTAACGGATTTCATTTTGTAATTCATTCCTGACTTGAGACCAGACTTGATCACATACTTGATCCCTGACTTGAGACCAGACTTGACGCCTGACTTGATCCCTGACTTGACGCCTGACTTGACGCCTGACTTGATCCCAGACTTGATCACTGACTTGAGACCAGACTTGATCACATACTTGATCACTGACTGATTTCACGTCCTCACCTCAAGATCGCGCAGTAGATCACCATCAAGACCATAAGTCCAAGCATTAGCTTCAAGAGCAGTCTTCATATTGGGCGGAACAGGAATAGCAAACTCACGACCAGTTCCACATAGAACCCTGAGAAACTTTTCCTTACCAATATCTGGAATATTCACCTCAAGTAGAGTACCAATCATTGGGTCTTCATCAGACTCGATAATGTGAGCATTGAGGTTACGGAGAACCGTCGCCCAACCGATGATCTCACAAGCAGCCTTTCGCTGTTCTGTGTTTCTCCAAGTAAGGGCAATCTTGGCTGTCAGTTCGCCCTTCTTAGTAATCCACTCAGAAGGAATAGTAACACCGTGCCAAGCATAAACACTAAACCCGTCGCCATAAAGAATAGCAGGACCATCCTCACAGTGAAGTCGTTTTTGCTCATCGAACTTGATATGCGTCGGACGATCTTGAAACACGACTACATCTTCGTAAAGATTTAACCAGCCACAATGGTTAGCTAGTTCTATAAGACCATCTACTTTATGACATTCCTTGATGCCTACTGCATCACGAAAGTATTGATAGAAACTAAGCCAATCTGCATCATGGCAGCCAAAAATCATATCATTGAAAATTTTATCTGCACTAATTGAACTATCAATTTTCTGAATAACTTTAATGGCATCGATTGGACTTTTTGCAACATAGAATTGTGTGGGTGTTAGCAAACCAGCAATTTCATATGCTTTACATACAGCAGTCTTAGCTTTCTCAAAATCAACAGGTCCAGTGCGTAGACCAATGTCAATCCACTTATCCCGATATGCAGGCAGAAGGGCTTCTTGTTCTTTGCTAAGTTGCGCAATCATTTTTTCATCCTATTAATTGAATTAAAACTATCTTGATCCTCGACTTGAGACCAGACTTGCTCCCAGACTTGATCACTGACTTGAGACCAGACTTGATCACTGACTTGAGACCAGACTTGATCCCTGACTTGATACCTGACTTGAGACCAGACTTGATACCTGACTTGATCCCTGACTTGGTCCCAGACTTGATGCCTGACTTGATCCCTGACGGATTTCAACATTAGTCAGCAGCCCGACGAAATCCTTCTGGAGTGTACTCACGCTGCCGCTTGATTACGTAATTACCTTCATCAACAAGTAGAGACTCATGTGTGTCAAAGGAACGCAGATGTACAATTTCTGTTGGAGACTTGACGTTTAGAAACAACTCATACAAATCTGCATCGGCAACATTCTTTGGTTTGTATGCCTCGACACGATCAGCAACCATCACATGATTGTGTCCCGTTTCCGAGTGAGCCACAACAAAATTGCCGTTCTCCGCTTCAAATGCTTCGACATTATCAGGAATGTCGTTAATACGAAGGATAATAAAATCACCCTGCGCTGCCATCTTAGTAAAAGTCTTCATGTTATTTTCCCTCCTATTCTACACGATAAACAGTAACACTGTCGTCGGTATTGCGACGTGTAACAAATTTGACACCTTGTTTTGACGCATATCCGTGGGCGGCACAAACAATTTTGCATCCACCTGACCAATTTCGCTTCGCGGCAGAGTGATCTGCTGGTACAGTAAATGCGTGTCCAGGTTTCATTTGGGGAAAGGGATATTTCGAACGAACAGTATATTCTTTCGAAGGTACTTCTGCTTTAAAAATTTCAAACATTATTTTCTCCATAATTAAAATAAAAAGATAGGAGGGAGGGGAGTTTCCCCCTCCCCAAGTTCTCTAGGCTGCTTCGGCGAATTCGAGAGCATCCTTTAGAGCATTCTCCTTCACCTTACGACCATACCCAAACCAAGCAGAAGTCATACGGGTATCATCAGAACGACCAATCATGTGGTCGGTCATATAGGTGACGGTGTTAAATGCTTGCCACCAAGAACCCTTAGCGAACTTCGCACCAGGCTGAGTGTCAATGACCTCAAGAGCCGTCTGAGCATTACGAGAGACGGCACCCTCTTTGTCCTTCTTATTCGAAGTACGAGGGAAGGTGCGGTCAAAGTACTCTTTCAGCGTCTCGTTGGTGAAACGTTTGGAACCAAGGAACTGAGCTGCTTCCTTATAGGTTTCCAGCTTCTCCTTCGCTACGCCAAGCATCTCCTTGACAGACTCAGCATCGAACTCAGACCGATGGTTAATCTTAACCATATAGTCAGTCTTTCGATTTAGAGCCATCGAGATGGTGTTATTGCAAACCACACGAACGGGCGTCATCATGACGGTAATCGTCTGACCGTACTTATGCGGATTTGAGAACAGAAGGTAGTTCTCAGTCACATCACCCTTGAACAACTCGAAAGCATCCTTGACCTTTGCAAGCGCCCAAGTACGACGACCATCTTCGAGAGAACCAGCGGTATGCATTTCCATATCACCAGCCTCCACGAAGTCATTGAAGAAGGTAAATGCATCGCGATTCTGAAGAGGATTCCAGTCATCGCCGATGGTGTCGAGATAACGACCATCAGAACTACGAACTAGACCCTTCTTACCAGGAACGACGACACCGTCGCCGTAGAACAAATCAACCTTATCAACCGTCCAGTCAAGACCAGCCTTCTCAAGCATCTGCTCAGGAGTCAAGTCTGCAGGAACTTCAACACCAAGACCATGCCAAGGAACTTCACCAGCATAAGCCATCGTTTCAACCATATGTGCCATAATATATTCTCCTAAATGGCGTTTCAATCAATCAATAACACTATTATACTACATTAGAATAAAAAGTAAATACAAAAAAACCAAATAAAAACAATAACTTAACTTATTAGATTATCTTCATGCTCCAATCGTCTTGTAGTAACCATCAGCCTTGACTTCCATCATGCCAAGACTCAAATCCTTAACCTGCCAGAGCTTGCTACCAGTGAAAAACTCGCAAGCCTCAATCATCAGGTTCCACTCACCAATGTGGATGTTGGTGTGAATGGGCATCTTCCAGTTGTCCAGGTTCTCAGTCAGCTTGTCAAAAGCCTTTGAGAGCTCGCCACGGGTAAAACCCTTTGTGCTAACAACCATGTCATCCATATCCAGGATGTCTGCTACGTTCACTTCCTTAGTCATTACGATTTCCTCTTTTTCAATCATAAGTATATTCTATACCCTAACCGAAAATAAGTAAACCCCTAAAAAACCAAATAAAAACAATAACTTAATCCCTACTTCATTGTTCGCACAAAACGCCCAACGTCGCTATCCTTATAGTCGCCGCGCGCGGACCAGTTACGAAAAGCAGAACACTCCGTACAATTCACCTCACAGGAAGCAGCGAGGGAACAAGTATCACAGGGTAGTTCCCGTACATTCTCAGGAATAGGTAGAAGCACCTGAGACTGAGTTGAAGGACCCCAAGAAGCGTCGAGTTCTGCGCCGATAGAAAAATAATCACGGTTCATCGTTTATCTCCTAAAATGCAATAAGAATAAAAGCACTCACGAAAAACAGACTACTAACAAAAAGCACACTCACTAGGATTTCTCGAATCATTTTTTCCTCTTTTCTAATCATAAGTATATTCTATACCTAGATAGAAAATAAGTAAACCCCTAAAAAACTGAATAAAATCAATAACTTAGGAATGAGCCTCAGCGGCGAGGTCGTAATCCATATCGTCTGGGATCTGAATAGGTTCCTCAGACTCCATCATCTCGGAGATGATGGCCATCATCTCCCGAGACCAGATTTCGTCAGAAACCTCGTCGAAAATCTTACGAAAAGTTTCTTTCGACTCTTGGGGAAGGGTATCAACCAGCTTTTTAATATCAAACATCATCATCTCCTTATCAACTAAGACCTAGTATAAGGGTTTCCAATAATAAGTAAACCCTAAAAAAAGGTAATAAAATCAATAGCTTAGGAGTAAGTGATTGATATTTAAAGAGAATTTTGTTCGGGGGTAAATCCGGGAACGTCTCCAATGGACTGAATACCCGCAGTGATGATGCAGGAGATTCCTGTAACTGAAGATATCACCAGAGTAAATGTCTCTTTCTCAGGATTTCGATAGAGCATCGCGAGACGTGACCCATCAGTTGCAACCAATCCGATAATCACGATCTCAGTTTCGCCGTGATTTTCTTCTAGAAAAGTTTTTAGTATTGCAGTAGGACCACAAACTACAGGCATCTGACTGTTTTGGAATCCCTGGTTTTGAGAATATGCGTTAGTGATAAACGCGAAAGTTATTGTTAATGCAACTAGAAAGATTCTCATTTTGTCCTGCCTAAGAAAAACGGATCTGTTTTATATTTATAAGGATCAGACACGAAAATCTGAGGATTTGAATTTTCAACGCCAATCATAATAATGTTGCTCTCTACGGTTTGCCCATACATCTCTTCAACCATAAAAGAATATGCAGCAGCCTGTAGAAAATAATCAGTAATCCATTTACGTTTTTTCGGTTTCGTGGAAGACTTAAAGTCGATAACGGTAAGGCGATTCATTACCTGAGCAATACAATCAACAGTTCCTGCTAATCGATACTGATCGCTATACAGTGATTGTTCTAGAGCAAACACCTTTTGTATAGAGGCATCAATCATGTCTTTCATTGAAAAGAAAAGGGATACAGGCATGGGCATGTGACCCTCTGTCTGTATCCCTTTGTTATTGAGATAATCTTCGATGATATGATGAAGCGAAGTTCCACGAGCAGCTGCTGTGCGACTCACGCGATTCGCTTCCTCTTCACCTACACGTCGTCTCCATTCCATCAAACCTTCCTTCTTACCAGGAAGTTTGCCTAGAGCACTAGTCACAGACTCATATTCTAAATCACTGTTAGGAATAGTGTATCTTCGACCTTCATCCGTATCAATTCTATTCAGTTTTATAGGAGGAAATCGTTCCTCATGTAAAAATTCCACAGTCAAACTTTGCAACGATATAATCCTTCACTAACTTACTTCTAACAATATCATCTTCTTCGAACTCAATGCTATGAATGTCTGGCAACTCTCTAAGAATTTTCATAAACTGTATAATTCCAGTCTTTTCCCTCTGCCTCTCTAAATCGCACTGTCTATAATCACCGCAGAAGATAACCTTACTGTTATCCCCTACTCGTGTTATAATACTATCTAGTTCGCCAAAATCCATGTTCTGGGACTCATCCACAATAACGATACTATCATTAAGAGTAATCCCGCGTATGAAAGAAGTCGATATGAACTCAACCATGTTACGACCTTTAAGATAGTCATACGCATCGCCTCGACCAAAGAGTTCAGTAAAAATGTTATAGTATGGTAACTCATATGCTTTTTGTTTTTCTTTTTGATTGCCAGGGAGAAATCCCATATCTCTTGTTGGTACAACTGACCGAACCAAAACAATTTTTTGCTTAGTAGTGTTTGTCTCCAAAAGTTCTCGAAGAGCAAGGTATAGACTGATGAATGTTTTTCCTGTTCCTGCTATACCATGAAGGAGTAGATTGTTTCCATTCACATAAGAAGCAAAAACCTTACGTTGATTTTTTGTCTTAGGTTGAATGGATTGTAACTGCAAGTTTGTATTTTGTTTTTGTTGTTTTTTTCTGTGCTTTTTTGTTTTTTTATTAAATTTAAACTCTTCTTCAAAATAAGCAATTTTGTTTTGCATTCGGAACCTTTCTGGTTACATAATCAAATGCCTACAGCAGCTCTTTTACTCCTCCATTTTTCTACAACTTCGCGAGTCTTGACAGCCTTCGCAGACTTATCACCATATCGATTACCCAATGTAGTTCCCGGATGCGCTTCTGCCATACGAGCGAGGTTTTCTCTCCAACCATCGTCGTTACGCATAGAACGCATACCATCGGCTGAGCGAACGATATTGATTTGAGTAAGGGTTTGTTTGATATATGGGTGGTCAGCCAAAAACGCTTGCTTCTCCGAGTAAGACATCATCTCCTCGAACTCTACGTCATTTTCTTCATCAATAAAACTATACGTTGGCATTATACCTCCACGTTTTTATTTATTATTATGCAACTTTATACCAGTCTGGTGGAGTGCGATTTGTCCACTTTGCAAAACTCTTTTTTGCTACATTGTAGTAGTTACGATATGACTGTACTGCATTTCCTTCTACAATACACCCAGGATACTGCTGCATTGCAATCGCGTAAGGAGTTTCTCCAATACGGGTATTGACATTGCGGGGCAGTTTCCGTAGATATGAACCTATTTCTGTTTCTCGATTAAACGCGCCGTGTTTCTTACCATATCGGCGAGTGTATTCTTTTGCCATTTCTGCATAATGAGCATAGTGCCAAATATAGTTAGAAGCAGACTGCATTGTCCAAACAGTACAAGGATGACCCATATGGACTGCTTTCATTAAAATATTCTCACGATCATCATTTAACTTCCAATACTTTACCATACGTTTACCAGACTTTGATGGGCGCATTTCCATCTCACCGTCAAGCATACGATGCGCGGTTGATAACATCTGTGCTGATTCAGTAACCATCTTCACAATATGCTTATCACACAACATGTGAGCCGCTGCTACAGGATTTTCATCAACAATAAAGATATTCACTTTCGCTTACTCCAAACTTCTTCGAAACAATCTTCATGATAATAACCTTCGTCATTATACCACATTCTAACAAAATAAGAATCGTACATATTTTGTACAGCATCGTCTTTCCAGGTCTTAGGAATCAAACGACCCTTTACCATCCACATAAGACGATTCGCTTCTTTATCGTTTTTATTCACCAACGTACTTCTTCGTTCCGCTAAAAACTTCATCAATCCCACTCGGCATGCGTCGAATCTCAATGATATTATCGCTTTCTAATTCTCTTAAAACCGTCTCAACGAGTTCGTCTATGTTCCAACGAATCTTAGAACGAATATAGCAAATGCCGCTGTAAAAAGAAATACCAGCGAGAGCGATGAGACCAAAGAATATTGCGTAATTCATTTTAGTACCTTACTATGTTTGAGTGAGAATGTCAATAGTTTTTTATGATAAAAAATATCTCATATCTTTATTACCATTATTGTAAAAATTATAACTTTTTTCAGTCATATAACCTATTAGATATAAAATGTACCTATTTTCTTCGCCTATGTTTGCAGTTCCGTGTGGCATATGAATCCAATCCCACGTAAAACAATCGCCTTGTTTCCAGTGACTGTATGTTGTATTTCCAATAGCCCATATATGTCCCGGCTTCCAATCTTCTAAAAATATTATGAATTTTCTAATCTTAGTAAAATTAAAATCTAATTCTGTTAATGTATTCTTATAAAAGTCATGATGAAATGGTAAAACATTTCCGGGGTATTGTACGTTAATATTTTTGGGATGGGCGTATTGTGTTGGTAAGGTGTGTTTGATGTTTTCATCATATTGCATCCCAATATATGAGTAAATTTTTTCAGCTTCTTCATTAAGATCGAACATAGTGAGCGTATTCTTTTGTGGAATATGTCCACTTGATATAAATGTGTGTTCAATAATATTATCAAAATCTATTCCTTCAAACCTTCCCATTCTGTCGATTACGCAATCTAATGGATCTGGACCAAACCTCGTTTCGTCGTAATTACTATAAGACTTAACTCTATTCCATATATTAGTCTTGAACGTTTCTTGGTCAGACCAACCTCTCGCCGAAGTTCCAGGATGTGGGTTTTGACCATTTCTAAAACCGATTATTTTTTCACGCCATTCGTTTTCTTTTTTTATTAAATTTTTTTGTTTTTTTTCCCATTCTTCATCTGATAAAATTTTGATTAATTTTTTACTCATGGTCAAACCCTGATAAAACTTGTTTGATCTTCATTTAAAACATATCGAGAGTCTTTATTGCCACGATTATAAAAATCATAACTCTGTTCAGTCATGATACCCGTTAAAAAAACGGTATATCTTGTTTGGTCGCTTAAATTCACAGTTGCATGAGGAATATGCATCCAATCAAATCTAAAACATTCACCCGCTCTCCAATGAGTGAAGTTTCGGTTACCTAAGACCCAAACTTGCCCTGGAACCCAATCTTTCAAAAAAATAACAAATCTACCCATTCGTTCAGGTTGCCATGCAAGTTCTCTCAAACCATCGCGCATTGATTCCCAGAAAACACCACTTCCCGGACATAAATCGCGATGCATCGCCAGCATCTGATTTCTTTCTTGGAGGTGTATAAGTTTGGTTGGAATGTATTTGATTTTATCATAGTCTAAAGATATAAAATTAGAGATTGCTTCACAAACTGTTCCCAGTGGACTTATATCAAACATTTCTCTTCGATGCATTTTATGAACAGGACGTATATCATTAGGTTTTATAACTGTTTCCATACCACCACGATATTTTTCAGCATTGTTTATATCTTCTGTAAAGTCAGCATCGAAGATTCCTAGTCTATCAATAACATCATCAATAGGATCTGGACCAAACCTCGTTTCGTCGTAATTATTAAAATCTTTTTTTAATTCAGTTCCTATTTCTAAGTTCCAAACATCGCTATCAGGATGATACTTTTCCTTTTTAATTTTTACCCATTCATCGTTTGGAATGATAGTGGGCATAGTTTTGACCATTATTGTTACTCTTGAAACTGAAGTTGTAAAAAACTAAAATCTTTACAAAAGAAATTTTTGACTTGAGGAGTATATACGCCTTTTTTAATAATATCGGAAGGAAAATAAAAATTGAAGTTTACATCTTTGTGTTTTTCAACGCTCCATCCAATGAAATGAATACGGTTTCGACAATCAGAAATTGATGCTGCAGTATTTGCTGTATAACACGCACTATCTTTGTATAAATTTGATAAAGCAATTGTTTTATCGACTAAGAGCGCATCGAATCCTAAAAGATGTAAATCAGTATGTCCCATTTTTATAGCCTCAAACATAGCATTCATTCCTGCATTTGAACGAGGTCTTTTTAAATCCCAATCTTTATTTACAGCCTTACCCCAATGCAATTCAACAGGCTCCCATTTTTCATCTTCAGGAGGATTGATAAATCTACTCGATGGAAAATCTGATGATTCAATCTCAGTGATAATTTCATCATCAATCGCTACTAGATAATCAGGTAAAACGTATTTTGGATTGGAAATCTGAAAGTCACGATATAGTGCATTACAACCAAAGACAACACCTTTGCCTTTGAGAATCATCAGATCGAAACTTTTACGAGACTCACCGTTCCCGATTATGAAAGCCTTCTCCATCGATTTCATTATAAAACCTTTCTGCCTTATCAACCTTCTTAATAAACTTAGGATTCTGTTTAACTATTTTCTTTCTAGATTTGCCGCCTCGGTTTTCAAATCGAGTGGGATCATCATCCCAAACATTCTTCTCGCGACGATACGTCTTACCCATGACTTAATTATTTACTCCTTTGTATGTATTAAAGAAAAAAATCTGAAATAATCTACCATCTTGTATATTACTACCAAAATAATCTAAACTTGCGTGAAACAATCTACCTTTGTACAATATAAGTCTATTATACTTATTTGCAATTCTATCAACTAAATCCCATTTTGTATAATCATAACTCTCATGATTTGAACCCAATGACTTCCATTCATTCGTGTACTTATGCCTAAAAAAACCTGTACCGCCTGTATGGGGAGCATTTGGAGTTAGATAACAAACTCCTGCCCATTCGAACGAGTCCGCATGAATCCAAGTTCTATCATTTGATGTAGCATATTGAAATTTACCGCAATCTGAATTTTCTGATGCATTCCAATCTATATGACCAATACCTGACATAATATTATTTAAATTAGTTCTCACAAAAGTAGGCAAATACTGTGCTGATCTTTGTCCCGGATAATCATAATCTTTATCACCAGATTTTTCATGACCATACTGTTGGTTCAATGCCAGATTTCGTATTGCATCAGGATCATCATAAAAATTGTCCACACAAAGAAAATCTATTTCCATGTCGAAGCTAATGCTGGCCAAGCCTCTTCAAAAAGTTTACGAGTGATACCCTTGTAAGGCATCTTCTTTTCTTTAATCGATAAAACTAACTTCGCATCATCAGGATCTAGCATTTCTAGAAACTGAACAAATTGATTCTCTCTTTGAAATGGGCGAAGATTCTTATAGGGTCCATTCTCAAGAAAAATAGAAAACTTTCTGAGATTTGCAAACAGAACACCTTGGGCGTCCATCTCTTTTGGTTGAGGAGTATATGGAGGTGAACCTTCTGGTAAATTAAATACCAAATTTGGATTGAAGCACAAATCTACAATATTTTCCAAAGCCAAATTATGATCCTTGCGCAACACATCAACCTTTTCCTTGCGCGAAGAAATCTTTGACACTCTCTCTAATAGTTCAGCAACACCTTCTTTGTATGCCATTTATTTACCTTTCACTCTTCACTCTTTAACTTATCTACGTCTTCTCTTAATTTTCTGATGCGCATGTACGCATCTTTTAAGTTTTGTTGAAGTTCTCTCACGTTTAGTTTTAGTATAGCGATTTCATCATCAGAATTCATGTATCACATCCATAAGATTTTTCAGTTTTTTCTCGATAAAGTAAGGAAATAACTTCTCTCTACCATTTGATTTATAATTTTGATATCTTTCAATTACCTCTCTCTGAACGTGCTCAGGAACATAATCTAGATCAATGATCTGCTGATTGCGTTTATAGTTCCGCAACATTTCATTATCACAAAACTGTTCAGGTTCTAATCCATTCCAAGCATCGATCTTCTTAGATGATAGTGGTTTCTGACGACCACCATTAATAAAAACATCGTCTTTGGTTAAAAAGTTAGGAACACCATCGCCGCGATCACCACGAAGAATGTGTTCTTGAATAAACCTGGCAGGATTGTTGCAGTTGACAAATTTCTTTTGCATAGGGCTGAACTGTTCGACATTCGCATACTTCTGCAACTGAACGAAGTCTTTATCCGAGGATAGAATTAGAATAGGTTCTGCGCTCTCGCTCTTTACACCTAATTGTCCGTACTCGTGACAAAGAGAAGCAATGACGTCATCGGCTTCTGATCTCTCGATTCGAATAACCTTATAGGGAAAGGTATTCACAAGTTCATCGCGAATGTTATTCAGAACTGTAAAGATTGTATTCCAATCTAGATCAGATGCTTCGCGATCCTTCTTACGATTCATTTTGTAATAAGGAAAGATATCCCTGCGCCAATAGTTCTTATCATCGCAGCAGATTACCATTTCACCATACTTAGCACCAAACTTCTTCTTATACATGCGAAGAGAGTTTAATACCATATGACGAACAAGGTCTTCCTCAATCGTTACATTCTTACCACCAATCTGCATCATAAGATTGGAGATCATTACCTGATTTAAGTCAACGAGTATCATGTTACTAACACTTTTTTATAGTCTATTATTTACTATATTATATATTGTAAAAAAAGTAAATAGATTTATTCTGAGTCATATTCTTCTGGAAACAAATCTTCTTCAAGTGTTCCGACAAGTTCATCAAAGATATATTTGAACTCATGTTCTATATTCAACGACTCACACATAGTATACTTTAACAGTTCAATGGCTGTTGCATACTGAGTTACAAAAACGTCATCGGTAATGTCAAACCCATGAAATGCCATCTTATTCAAAAGTTGCGTCGCATAATGATTCATTATCTCATCAACATACTTACGTTTGTTTTCTTCTACATCCACTTGAACTTCTGCTTCAAGTTCAGCACTGACCTGAGCAGTAGGAAACTGTATAATATTATTCGATATCATTTTACTACCTTCAGAAGTATAGTATCACCATTGATTCGACCAGTAGGACTGGAAGCAGTGGTCTTCACTTCATCCATCAATTTTCTCAATACGATTTTACCCCCAGTCAATACACGATTGAGAACTTCTTGTGGTTTACGAATCTTTTTCGTCACTGAGTTATCAGGATCAAATCCTTGAAGAGTAGTGCCCTTCATCGAAAAACCAGCAGGTCCCATAGTATTATATCGAGTCAATGTTCGATACTTTACATTGAATACCCACAACTGGCTGGCACCAATGATATCAGCAGGATTTACACTGACTACCTTATACTCAGAGGATTCAGCAAGATACTTTATCTTAGAAACCTGTTTTGATACGGTAACAGTCTTTTTCTTTCGTGCCTTACGGACAGTCTTCTGATTTGATGACCACTTCTTTGCATCAGTTACGATATTTGAAAGAAACTCGATATACCGATTCATCTCAGTTTTCTTGAAATAAGAGTAGTTCTCTACAAGGTCTTGATCCTTTCCTTGTTGTGCTTCCTGAACTTCTTTTAGAATTGGCGAGTAAAATGCAAAGATGGCTTGAGCATGTTGTGACTTGAGTTGTTTTTTCTCAAGCCATTCGTACATGTTAAAATCAATCTTACACTTGTTATCTAGAAACTCGTCCAACTTATATTCAAGTTCGGCGAGATATTCATTAGTCTTTTCTTTGATGCGATCTTGAACCGTGATCACAGGAACATTCTTTTTTGCTTGTTTAACTTTTTTCTCAGACTTCGCTCTGTTCAACAAACCGTCAATCGTGTTATTGAAATGCTCGCGGCTGCTCTTAGGTAACTTACAACCGAGCGTTTGCATACGCGCAAGATAGCAAATAGATCCTGGTATCTCAGAATCTTTTATCTTCTTCAGTGAAGTTAACTCGCGTTTGTCACGCGGGTAGTTCTTATGAAGGAGTTTGATTCTATCCTTGTAGGAATAGAAATAGTTATACCAATTATAGGCAAGGCGAAGTTCATCGACAGTAGCTTCTTGATCAACTTCCCATGAAGGTTCTGTGCCAAGATACTTCTCGTCAACGTTCTTAGGTGTTCTTACAACAGACCGTTTCTTTCTAGATTTCATTTTCATATCACCACTCTAATTATATGTATATTCTATACTGAGAGAGAAAATAAGTAAACCTAAAAAAAAGTGTTATATTTCAATGACTTAATCAAAAAGCATAGCTAGTGTAAAACGATACTTGGGACCAATGGGCGACTGTGGACGTATGGTATGGGGTATTTTCCCATCAAACATGATTAATCTACCCGGTACATAAGAACTACAAAATTGAACTGCTCTTCGATCTTCTGAATAGAACATCGTTTCTCCATGGTATCCATCCGCCCAATCTGTATTAGCGTAATATAAAAGAACTTTTTTTTCTGGATGAGTATGAACGAAATTTGCTTCTGTAGGAAATGATAGATTGAGAACGTTTTTTGTATTTACCATTCCACTTAATGCATTCACGATATAAGGAATTTTTTGCAAATGTTCAACAATTCCAAGTTTTTCTAGATCTCCATCTATAAAATTACAGTGAAGGAATTCATCTTCTTTAGCAAAATTCCTATCACCGCCGTCCCCCCAACCAATGGAAAAGTTGCTTTTTTTGCAAAAAGAATATGCGTTAAGAACAAATCCAAACGGAAATATACCGTCGAAGACGTCTAAACTTTTCCCCATTTCCAAGTCATAGTGTTTATGAATCATTTTTTACAACATAGAACGCAGAAGTCCAGACCACTCCATGATACGATTATCCCAACTGTAGAAATTATCAGCATAAATCTTCTGAAAGTTTAGTTTATTAGCATGGGAAGGATGCCAATAATCATTGAGAACCGTCTTGAGAAGTTGAGCAAAATGATTAGCGTGTTTATTCATGTCTTCATCCCACTGATACATTACAGCAAAATTACCACATGTTTCAGGCAACGCTGCCATATTAGGAGCAACGATAGCGCAACCAGCACTCATCGCTTCAATCGCGGAAATGCAAGAAGTTTCTGGCCAAATGTTAGGATATGCAAAAATGTGAGCACGTTGTAGAGCTTCACGAACTTCGTCGTTTGAAACTGCACCATGATAATTGATACCAGGATGATTCTTACACTTTTCAAATACCTGTTCGTAAGGTTCATCTCTCCATGGCCAACCATAGATGTTGAAAGAAGAATAAACGTCTAGTTCAATCTTATTCTCAAATCCATTGTCCCATAGATATTCAAATACAGGAACAAGCAATTCTAAACCGCGATGTGGCGTTGTGTGATAGATAAGACGTAGTGGTCCATCTTTTGGCTTTTCATGTTCAGGAATAGGAACGATTGCGTTCTTCAGTACAGCGCTCTGACTATACGGAACTCCAAGTGCCATATGATATGTTTGAAACTGATAGTTTGAGACAAATACAATTTTTTCAAACCTTTTACGCGACTCAGGATCAGTAAGATGTTGCGCTTCAGGATCATCGAACGTGTCATGACACCAGAGAATATTTTTCTTATCAGGATCCAAGTCTCTTACTCGCGAACAAATAAAATTAAACTTGTCCGCTAGTTCTGGATCCAGGCGAGAAAGAAGACCTTCTTTCATCATCTCCGTTCCGCCCTTAGCATCTACAATTTCACCAGATGAGTTGATTCTATCTTTCTCGTCTAAACCTGTAACTGTAAACTTCATTTTCTCACCAAATAATTGTTTGAACTTGTTTCACTGAATCGACGCGAAAAGAACGCCATCCGTTATTTTCAAGGTCCCAGACAGGCACAACTGACTCTGATACAATGCGTTTGCTACCAGGTTTGCTACCAGGTTTGCGATCCGGATTTCTGGGTGCCTCGGGGACCAAATCATTGCGAAGAGTGCATCTCATTACTCGCTCTTCACCATTGTTCTTTGTAAATGTAACTTCTGCTACATTCTTTGATAGTAGCATTACCAATTCGTCTCTGTAATCGCGATCCATTACTCTTCCACCATTTTTGTTTTCATAATAAAACGATGTCCTGGGTTACCCCATACATCGCGAGCAGAAACACGAATGAATCGCTTGTTCGTTTCGTTCTTGTTTGGATTTGGAATCGTTAACATGACATTCTTTAACTGACGCCATGCCTTCTGTTGATTCAAGGATCTCGCGAGAACGTTAGCACGATACTCACGGCGAATCTGCTTCGTCAACGAACGATTCGTTCCAACCTCACCCTTTGAGGTATAGTGTTTACCACTCCCTCGCTTACCTTTAGCCATTTTTAATCTCCATAATCAAACACAAAATCATTTTATTATATATGCTTAGAAAAGTAAATAGATTTTAGTAACCATTTGGTATTATTATATAGTGAATGAATAGAACGATACCCACACTTGCACCAAGACCAATCATCATCTTCATAAAATCTCTAGTTACCAGCGGGAATACCTGTTTCATTTTCGTATTGTGAACCGTTGCAATCGCTAGTTCGCGACCTGTTAGTAGACCAACAAACACCCAAGTCGTAGACATTGGAATATCGTTAAGTTCTTTGAAGAAGTAGAGAATAACAAAATATACTAAATCAATCAATGTAGCGGATCGTATGTATTTAGTAGAGTGTTTTTCCAATACGATGTTCTGTATCTTACCTCCACGTTCTCTAAACATCCAAGCAAGACCAAGAACGAAAACGATACTAACAACAATCATCAAATCAATCGGAACTTGACGAGGTAGAAATACAGCTATGTTAGCCATATCATGACTCAACCAAGTCCACCAAAGCAACCCAGTAGTTCCCCACTGCGCTACACGCCAATATGGTCTACTCCAGTGATCGCCGATAGACTTCTTTTCATCAATGACTCGACTAATCACATGCCATAAAACATATGCGGCAATACCTGCTATCGCGTAGCCCATGATTGATTTCATGAGCATTTTTTCTAAAACGAAAGTTGAAGCGAAAGCAGAAAGAACTAAGAACGATGTTGATACAGGAACGCCGATTCTTGTAAGTACAAGTAGTATTGCTGGCGCAGCAGCGTGATACCATTGAATCTCTTGAAATGGTATCTTAGTAAGTCGCCCATATGATATATCACCACCATTGACCACCCAACCATACCATAGAGCCCATAACAATACTACAGAAGCAGAACCCCATAAAATTTTCCAGTTGAACTTCTCATTATTTGAAGCAATCCAAGTTCCAAGAGTTTGGACAGAATCGTTAGCGATTACCGAATAAGCTGCTAACAAAAATCCTATTGCCATCCAAATCGTTAATGCGTCCACATCATTCTCCCAAAAAACAGTTTTTCATTATATATTTGAAATTCATGAACGTGTAATAAAACTTTAATCTTTTTCTAAACCTAAACTTTCCAATCTTTTTTCGATTTCATCAATCTTAGCTGTAATTTTGGGATACCTTTTACGCCAAGCATCTTCTGGTTGTTCTAACCAGGTTAGACCCCAACGTGCCACGAGATAATCAATAAACGCATCTACTTTGCCATAGAACCAAAGACCAATGCGAGTAGTGCTGAGATATGCAACCGCAATAGCACCAGCGATTGAACCGCCAATGCCCGTGTAAAGCCACAGACGATCTGTAACCATGTTCGTTATCATTTCCCACATATTATTTTTTCCTATTCGTATTCGCACCAACCAGTTATAATATATTTTGTGTTACTAATTGGTGGGTTTCCTCTGTGTACATGAGTAAAATAAGCAGGAAACAAAACTAAAGAACCTGCTTTTGGTTTAATTCTACCCGGATAATATAAAAACTCAGTTTCTCCACCTTCATCAACATCATTAAGATATAAAATCCAAGTTAAAACTCTGACATCTGCATCTTTATGTCCACTATACTCTTCGTGCCAGACATGATAACCAGAACCAATTTCAGTTTTCTGAAATTTCATATGTTTAATTACTATACGATTATGATCAGTCAACGTTGAATATTTTTGTTCGTATACTGGCCAAACTTTATTCCAAAATCTATCATTAAAAATACCTGACGTGCCAAACGCTTTACCAGCATCTATTTCATATTTTAATGGTTTGTTTTGTTTTACATCTTCATCAGAAGCATTTTCAACGATTCCTTTTGATATACCCTTAATAATATCAGATAAATGTAGGTATTCATCGTCTTTTCTGTTTTTAATAGTTCCTTCGCCATGAAAACGATTTTGCGTCATTCCAGCATCTTCGTATAACTGATACCATGCAATCGTTTCTTTACATTCTTTCAAAGTAAAGAAATCTTCAAACAACATAATAAAATTGTCATAAGATAAAACTTCAGCGTTATTTGATTGCATTAAATTGATCCATACCAAATTATAAACATCATCAAAATAAAAATAAGAGCAAAAATCAAACTATATTTATCATCGTTATCCATTTTCCTCTCCAATTTGGCGATCCCGGTAGGACTCGAACCTACGACCCACAGCTTAGAAGGCTGTTGCTCTAAAATCCATCTGAGCTACGGGACCATAAGAGGGTGCCGCCGAAACGACACCCTCTCCTCTGTTATGTTACAGCGAAGTATAGAACTCCAACTGCGGCGATTACCAATGATCCTGCATTGAGATCCGCATGCTTACCACTGATTGCCTTAATAACAACGTGAGCAATGAAACCTAATGCGATACCATACGCAATACTAAAAGTAAGCGGCATGACAATCGCTGCTAGAACCGCAGGAGCATATTCACTAACATCATCCCACTCAATGTCCTTGAGATTGCGTAGGAAATAAGTTGCAATGAATACTAATGCTGGAGCGGTTGCAAAAGCAGGAATGCTCTGCGCGAGTGGAGCAAACCACAGACACAGACCAAATAGAATGGCAACAACAACTGCTGTCAATCCTGTCCTACCGCCTTCCTTGATACCTGAACCACTTTCAATATAAGAAGTAGTGTTGCTTGTACCTACGAGAGCACCAACAGCCGTGGCGGTTGAGTCAGCGAGTAGAGCACGATCAATACCCTCTACTTCACCATTCTCATTTACCTTGCCTGTTAGATTTGCTACACTCGTAAGAGTACCAGCAGTATCAAAGAAATCTACGAAAAGAAACGCGAAAGCAGTACCAATAAATCCTGCTGTCGCAATCAAACTAAAATCTAAACTAAACGCATGCACTGGATTTGGTACAACACCAACAACACCACTAATATCAGCAACACCGAAAACCCAAGCGATGATGCTTGTAGCAAGTACGCCAATGATAATAGCACCAGGAATCTTACGCTTGTCAGCAATTGCCATTACAGCGAAACCAAGACCTGCAAGAATAACTGGCCAACTTGATACATCACCCAAACCAACAAGAGTTGCTGGGTGATCAACTACAACACCCGCATTCTTCAAACCGATAATTGCAAGGAACAAACCAATACCTGCACCAATACCGAGTTTCATACTTTGCGGAATGCTGTTAATGATATATTTTCTAGCCGGTGTTACACTCAATGCTAGAAACACAAGACCTGCAATAAAGACTGCAGCGAGTGCCTGAGAATAAGTATAACCCATACCAAAAACTACACCAAATGCGAAAAATGCATTTAGACCCATGCCCGGAGCAAGCGCAACTGGCCACTTCGCCCATAGACCCATGATAAGAGTACCGACAACTGCCGCAATAATTGTTGCGGTAAAGACAGCACCGAACTCCATACCAGTTCCTTCAGTTGACAAAATAGCGGGATTGACAACTGTAATATACGCCATTGTCAGAAATGTGGCTAATCCTGCCATCACTTCTGTTCGAATTGTACTACCCTTTTCTTCAATCGAAAAGTAGTTTTGAATTGCTTGTAACACTGTATTCTCCCTAGTTATTAATAATAGATAGTCATCGTGTTGTTTTTTATTTCTATATATACCTGATTACCTGCACGGTCAGTAGTTATTCTCTTAATTACTATATCTTCAAACGCAAACCCTTCGAGTCTACGACCGTCTATTACTTCTACTTTCACCTCAAGACTTTTAGTTTTCGATCTTATTAGTTTTTTTTCAGCAGCAAACAAAATCTTAGAGTTTCCTGCTATAATCATTATACAAGTAATAATATGTAGTGCTATCCAAAAAGTACGAAATGCAAGAGCCTTCTTTGCACTTTTTTGCGTAAGCGGAACAAACGCAGGTTCATCGTCATCGGTTCTGCCGATCGGCATACCAACAGCACGAGCCCATGTATCAATCCACATTTTCAACTCGAACATAATCTGGAGTTTCACCGATCTTTATTTTCATAAAATGTTTCACGACTTGTGCAAGTTGTTCATGCGTATTATCAAACCACTTACTTACATGATAATCATACTCAATTGGCTTTTCAAACTTTAGAGACATTATGTTTTTTTCAAAAAGCAAATCATTAGATATTTCTGAAATCGTGTCCATCCAAATTTTATAGTCTGCATTCAAATCTTTTCTTTCAAGTTCTGTTGGACACACCATGTCTATTATTACGCTTTTATTTGCTCTCAGAATACCATCAGAAATATCTGACATTCTTTTAATATGACGTATTATTCCCCGATATGAATAATCGGTGTTATTATAATCTTTTCTTACCTGATCCCAATTCAGCCATATTCCTCCTAGCAAATTAGCTAAAGGTTTAGCGAGTGTGCTTTTACCACTTCCAGGTAAACCAAAAATTAATATTTTCATTCGACTATCGCTTTAGTCGTTGTTGGGGTTTTCAACTTTTAAAGACATTTTTTGTTTCACTCTATCCCTTAAATCGCTGCTAGAAAAACGATGATCGCGTTTATTAAAATATAACTCTATGTTTCTTTGAATACAAATATCTTTTCCAGTAAAATGTTTATTTCTATACTCTTCACCTAATATTCTAATATCTATGTGGTATAAAGTCAAGATATCTTCCAAATCTTCTTCAGTAAAATAAGGAATGATTTCGTCTACGAATTTAACAGACTTTAATTGTGTATAACGTTCTACAATAGTTTGTACAGGAGAATTTTTTACCATTCTAAAAGGACTTGGATCGTATTGTAGTCCACATATAAGATAATCACATTGTTCCTTCGCTTCACGTAACATTTGTACATGACCAGCGTGAAGTAGATCAAAAGCAGACGCAGTAAATCCTACTTTCAATGTTATCTCCTCTCCTACCATCTCATCGTTTAATTTTAAATCGTTGGATCATGATCCCGTTGAAAACCAAGTGTTCTTCATCTCGGTCGAGGATCGCGCGGGCGTGGCGCGAACGGTCCGCTCGAATTTTTGTTGCACTAATTTGATGAATTTCTTCACCTAAATTGTGTTCAGTAAAAGTATAACCAACCCCACGACCATAACTAATATCAACAATATTAGGCACCTTCATTATAATATATTCATGATCTTTTGTAAACCCGTCTTCAGACAATCCATTTTCAATATTTTTTACCACTTCATCCCATAGAAAAGGATTATCATCTTGAACTGTGGTTCGCCCCGCGCCAACATCTTCTCCTACGATTCCCCCAACATCGCGAACCATAATAACGACTTGACCTGTAATCTGAATAGCTTTTTTAAATAATTCCTGATGTCCCTCATGCCAAGGTTGCCATCTTCCGAGCATTTGAACACTTGGTTTTTTAAAATCAAACATTGTTTAAAATATCTTTTTTCGAATCTGTAATGCCCAAATCTGTAATGATAACTCAAATATTTGTTGATCTGATAGAAATTCAGTTATTTCAAAATCAACATTTTCAGGCGTTTCAAAAATCGCATTTGTATCTTCAAATCTACTAGAATCTATTGTATTCATCCAAATTGTTAAATTAGCACCAAATTCTTCTCTGGTTTTTTTCGTCGGTGCAACAAAATCACAAATAACGGATCTTCCTTGATGTATTTCAAAATCAGAAAAAGTTTTCATTCTTCGCGCTTGTCTAATACGTCCAGCAGACGAAAAATCCCAGTCGTTCGCGGCTCCTCGGATAATGTCTGCATTAAACCAAGCACAGTTATCGATTTTATCGACCAACCTTTCTGCAAGATAAGTTTTTCCCGCTCCAGGTAAACCAAAGATTAATATTTTCATCCTCGTACTACTTCACTGGACTATATATCATCTTGCTTGGACGTAGAATATCTACCGCGCTTCTTCCACTCTTCAAAACCCTTGTGGCTCATGTTATAGGATAAGACAGTCTCAAAGGCAGCCATGTGTCGCTGGATTTCAGCAATGTCTTCTTCTTTGTCTGACAAAAAGATACCAAGCGTTTCTCTATTATCTTTCCGTCTTTCAAGATCGGCAACCAAATAACTAAATTGACCTTTTAAAACCTGTACGACAATGCTATCCGCTGCATCATAATCGAGTTCTAGTTCTACTATAAACTTACTCATCCTCTTCTCATCTTTGCAATTTCTTGTGCTTGCTTCTTACCAAGTACTGGAACTGCATTTGATTTATGCATTGTAGCGATACCAATAATCTCTGTACCTGTATACATTTTCTCAGACTTCTTCGCTGCAGTTTCATTATAAAACTGGTCGGGATTGAAAGCGTCTGCTCTATCAGACTGAACTAAATCCCGTGAATTGGTACCCCCGGAGGGACTCGAACCCCCACCTCGCGGTAATCTGCCGCTTAACCGAGTATAAGCCGGACGCTCTACCAATTGAGCTACGGGGGCAAGACCCATTTTCTTTAGAAACTTCTCATGTTCTTTCTCAGCAGCAATCAACGACTTTGTTTTATTTTTCGCCTTGCGCTTTTTCAGATTGGTGGTTGTAATCCACGGTCCCACCAGATGCATAGTCATGTAACCATTCCCATATTAAACCAACGTCGAGATTGTCGATGCTCTCCGCATGCAGAGATTTTCTCAACAACTTTTCATATTCTAAATCAATTATCATCAGAAGTAAATGTTTTTTCTCGATAAAGATTTACAGCCTCTTTCCAAAGCTTTAAAGCACCATTTTCAGTCGCAAAACCGTATGCTTTACTTTCTTCAATTTTATATCCATGCACGAAAGTATGAATACCCCCATCAATCTCAATCAGTTTACAGATATCTATAGGATTGTCTGCCCAACCAACTTTATTACCAAATCGGTCATTCGAAATCCGGTTTGTAGAAAAAAGTTGAATACCGCCGTTCCTCGGCTTAATTGCATTAATCATCACATTAACCTATTGTATTTTCGCATCAGAGTAGAAATTACGTTTTCCCAATACTGCTTACCCCACGAGCTCGTGTTTTTACAGTTTTCATAAGCGCGGAACGCATTATCCAATAAACGAGTTAAAACTATCTCGTTCATGACATTTTCCTTCCCCAACTACTAAGTAAATCTTCATATACGTCTTTGTTACGAACCCAGTCAATTAACTCTTTCTCAGTTTTCTCTTGATTAACATAATGTGACCATGTAATAAAAAGATCCTGAGTTGTAACCCGATTCGATGCATTATTGATGACATCTCTCAAACTCCTTGGAAGTTCTTGAAGAATACGAAACTGCAAATCTTCTTTGTTACTGACATCTTCCATAACGTCCGCACTCATATGCTTGTCTCTCTGCATCCCGTTGTGCTTGCGCATTTCGTTCTGATACTCCGCGTTCGCATGAAGCTCGTACACCCGAGTTCGTGATATGAGCACATTCACCAGAACCGTTCGAACTTTGTTGCTGAACGACAACCGTCTGTGGTCGATCCATGTTCGCACCAACTTGACTACCAACGATTGTTCCTAGAATCGCACCGCCAGCGATGGCAGCAGTTCGACCATTGCCCTTGCCGACCGTGTTACCTAGAATCGCGCCTGTAGCTCCACCCAACAAAGCACCTGCTTCTTGATTGGTTGTAAGACACCCAGTCAATGTCAAACCTAGCACTGAAACCATTAGAATTTTTTTCATGTCATTTCCTATAATATAAAATCAAAGTGTACAAAAGTTCTTGTAAAGAATTTTCATTTGCCTGATATCGAATACCGATACCACCCTTTGCTTTCCAACGTTCAATATTCTCTGGCTTATCATCTACCAGAATATTGGGAACACCGTTTGTCGTAGCATACTTCTCTTTATTACCAGTAAAGATGGCTTCGTTAGGAGTATAACCTTGACGGTCAAGCCAAACTCGCTTCCACTTCGCTGAGTTTTCATGATCGTTTCTCAGCGGCGAAGAAAGAATGTTCCACTTACCATTCGTGATCTTATGTACGAATTCAATCAATCGATCTGAAGTCGAGAACTTCGGAAGGCGATTGAAGAAGTCTGTACCAGCCAGTTCACGAATCGACTTTTCCTTATCTGGAAGATCTTTCCAGTGGGAAACTCCATGGCGATCCGCCAACGCAGTAAAGAAGTCGGCGATCACGCCATCCATATCAACGTACACAGTACGAGTTTTTTTCTGTTTTCTAATCATCATAGGTATATATTACCCCTATGTCGAAAATAAGTAAACCCTAAAAAAACCCTTATATTTCAATAACTTAACTATCAGAGCAATCTGGCGTATATGGTTTTTCATTGCCATAGTCACCGAAATACCTCCACCGAATCTCGCCTGTGTCTGGATTGCGCTCATAAATCTTAGGTTTCTTTTCAAGCTCTTTCGATGTCTGATTCGACACATTTTTCTCCATATTGAATTTCCACAATTTTTAACGGTTTATCTGTCTCGTTGCAAAGTTTATGCCACTGTTCTTTATCTATAAAGATGTATTCGTGTTTTTCAAGTTTTTGCAAAAACACATCATTTTCTGTATATATTGTTGCAGTACCTTCAGTCAAAATCCAAAACTCTGATCTTTTTTTATGTTTTTGCATACTGAGTTGTCTACCTGGACCAACTGTCAATTCTTTTACTTTTGTTTGATTGTCTGGATTATGTAAGATTTTATAATAACCCCAATCTCGTTCGGTTCTCTGCGATGACCAATTATTTAAAATCCAACTAGAAGAATTCTTTTTTGTATCACCACCTACACCATAAACGAATCTTACTCTTTTATCATACTCAAAAATATCTTCTTCCGGTGAATTAAAAGAACTCCTATCACCTCCATTAGCAAATACTATCTCAGAAACTGCTGAATCTTTTAATGCATAATAAATTGAACCTGTAGCATCATCCACCTTATCATCGTTGAGCACAGGAATTACTCTATCTACCATTTTTAGATTGTCAATAATATTGACTCTTTCTTTATAAGATAAAAATGGTTGCCCTTTCTTACGAGTTAACCAAGCATCAGAATTGACACCGACCCACAACTGTTCGCCATATTGACGAGCAGCATTTAAGTAATCAATATGACCTGAATGAAGAGGATCGAATCCACCTGTTACTATTGCTATCTTCATTATACAACCATTTTATAGTTATTATCGAATCTAAGTGTTTTGTCAAAAAGAGGTTGATGGAAGTCAACTCTAGCGCACGATTGATTATCATTCATCAAATGACAAATCCATGCGTATGAACTTTTTGATAATATGAAAAAATCACTATTTGACATATGATATATATCTTCAATCGTGGGTCTATTTAATTTCAAAATTATCTTGAAATTCATGCTGCTCTTTTTTTCTATATTAGAAAAATTTTCTACTAAACCTTGTGAATGTATATAACAGTTTACATTCTTTTCTTTATATGTGTGTTGTAAATCTTCAATCAAATTTATTATATGATTTTCGTTAATCCATATAGGAAAAGTTTCCATAAAAGGATTATTTGGCGGTATGTCGCCCGGATTCGTAGCTCTTATGTGAAATGAAATATTAAATTTATCGTTATCGAAATAATTTTCTCCACCATAATTTAGTCTATTTTTTAAATTATTGTAGCGACAATAAAAATCTAATTTTGGAAAAACTTCATTTACTAACAATTTTTTATTAACAATATTCAATACAACATCGTCGTAAAGTTTAAAATTGTCAATCGTTGTTTCATGATAATCAACGATTTCTAAATCAGGCAAAGGATCAAAATTGAAAAATTTCGTATAAGATTTGTCCCAATTTTCCTGTTCTTTATGATTATAAAAAGCGTGTCCTATATTCGTAAATGGATCAGCGCAAAATTTTGCATTTATTTTTTGCGCTAGACAATAAGTCAATATGTTCCACTGGCTAATAGATCCGATACCCTGTGGATCATTCCAACCCTGCAAACCATCTGTACTAGTTTTTAGGTATAACATTAGTGTGGTTTATGATCTATGTTTATAGCTAAATCTGCAAATTTTTTATTATAAAACATACCATCACCCGTCCACTGTTCACATTCAAACCCCTGATCGATAATATATCGAAAAAAATCTTCCGTATTTTGATTTATTTTGTATTGATTTTCAGTAGTTGTTTCAACAATCAGCGTTGCTACACGTTCTTTTAAATAATTTCCACAACCTTTTATGATTTCAAAATCAGCACCTTGGGCATCAATTTTCAATAAATCAATATGAGGTATTTTTTCCCATGGAAACAAATCAAAAAAAACTGATAATCTCATAGCTAAAACATCTGTTATATCAAAAATTTTCATGTCATTAGGTTCATATAAACTTGATGTTCCGGAGTCATTACCAGTGCAATAAAATTTAACGTTCTTAGTTTCATCGTTATAAAGAGCACAATTGTATATCTTAAAATTTTTAGATTTTATTCTTTCCGTATTTAAATTATACCACCGACCGCCAGTTTCATGAACATCAAAGAAATTATTATTATAAGTAAAAGGTTTTCTACCATTAAGAACTGAATAATAATTATAGATATTAGGTTCGAATGCAAATACAACCATTTTTGGATTTCGTTGTAACCAATATTCAGAGTAAGGAGCGTTTATAGAAGTCCCAACATCAATATTAACTCTTTCACACCAGTCAGGTATATCGATATCAAAAAACTTTTCTAAATCTATCATTTTAAAATGCCCCAAATATCCAAAACATTCTTAAAAGTAAAATCCTTAAATCTTT